AGCAGCCGAACTTGAAGAAGAGATGGTTGAAGATGAAGAATCCGATTTTGATGATCAAATTGATGACGAAGAACAAACTGAGGTTGAGGAAGAACAAGAGCAACCCACCTACTACAAAGTCAGAGTTGATGGAGAAGAGGTAGAGGTCACGCTTGAGGAACTCCAAAGCGGATATTCCCGTCAGCAAGATTACACGCGCAAAACTCAAGAGTTGTCTGAACAACGGAAAACCATTGACAAACAACAGGAAGAGTTAGCGAAAAGAGATGCGATTTATTCGCAGTTGTTACCGAGATTGGAAGCCCAATTAAAGGGCGAAATGGCAAACGAGCCAGATTGGAACAGGTTATACGAGGATGATCCCGTTGGCTATGTTCGAGAAAAGCAACTCTGGGATGAGAGAAAAGAAAAGTTGCGAGCCACTCAAGCTGAACAGCGCAGACTTGAAGAAGAAAATGCTAAAAAACAGCAAGAGCAAATTGCACAAATGGTGCAAGAAGGTCAGCAAAAGTTACTTGAACTCATACCAGAATGGCAAGATCCTGAAGTTGCAACTAAGGATAAGCTAGCGATTCGAGAATATGGAATCAATGTCTTAGGTTATTCACCTGAAGAAATGGATGCCGTGTATGACTACCGAGCCTTACTTGGTTTAAGACATGCTTGGTTGCAAAGCAAAACTGTAAAAGCAACCAAGAAAAAACCAACCGAGAAAGCAAAGGCTAGGGTTGCAAGACCTGGTACTACGAACCGACCAAGATCAGTAGCTCCTGTGAAAAAAGCAAAACAAAGGTTAGCTAAAACTGGGAAACCCTCAGATGCGGCTAAAGTTTTTGAACAAATGTTAAAGTAATTTACAAGGAGTAAAAAATCATGGCAAAAGTAACTAACGCTTTTGATACTTACACCGCAACTGCTGATAGAGAAGATTTAAGTAATATCATTTACAACATCTCTCCTATGCAAACTCCGTTCATGTCCTCAATCGGTACACGAAATGTGAGCAATGTGGTGTTTGATTGGCAAACAGAATCTCTACCTACACCAAGTGCAAGTGGAGAATTAGAAGGCTTTGAACTTTCAAGAGCAGCTTCAACTGCTACTGTAAGAGCAAGCAATGTATGTATGATCTCAAAAAGAGATGCAACAGTAACAGGATCTCAAGAGAGTTCAGATCCAGCAGGTAAAAGGTCAGAAATGGCTCATCAACTTGCTATTATGTCTAAAGCTCTTAAAAGAGATATGGAAGAGGCTCTCTGTCAAAAAGGAGCTAAAACAACTGGTAATGCGACAACTGCTCGTGTAACTGGTGGTTTTGAATCTTGGATTACATCAAACGACTCAAGAGGTACTAATGGTGCTTCTACAGGCGGTGGTGCTGCTCCAACTGACGGAACTCAAAGAGCTTTAACTGAAACTCTACTCAAAGATACACTTGAGTTAGCTTTCACAAATGGTGGTGAACCATCATTGGCTATTTGTGGCCCACATAACAAACAAGTTATTAGTGGTTTCACAGGTAGATCACAAGCTAGACAATTTGTGGATCAAAATACTGTAGAGGCTTCAGTATCTATCTATTCATCTGACTTTGGTGAACTCAAAATCGTTCCATCAAACAGATCAAGAGAAAGATCGCTTCTTTTAGTAGATCCTGAATTTGCTAAAGTTGCTTACTTAAGAAATTTCCAAACAGTAGATATTGCTACTATTGGTGATGCAGAAACAAAAATGATCGTAGTTGAGTATGGACTAGAAGTGTCCAACGAAGCTGCTCATGGTATTGTTGCTGACTTAAGCACTTCCTAATTATCTGGGACGGATGGGAGTTGGTGCATTTGCATTGACTCCCATTTTTTTATCTAACCTATATAAATGACATCATGTCATTTTATTTATCTATAAAGTTATTTCCCTAAAAGCCTTAGTCAATGATAAAATTATTAACAATATGGCAAGACGAACAATTATCGATCACAAAACTGGTTTTACCAATGAATTTGCTACGGAAGATGATAAGGTTATTTATCACACCACCCAAGATGTTGCGCCTGTTATAGAGCATTGCAAAGCATTATCAGAGAACAAGCCAGGTAAAGATTTACGCCATGTCGCAGAAGTACCCTTAGTGGTATATCAAAAAGCCTGTAGAGAAGGCTGGGCTAACGACATGAAACAATGGAGAAAGTGGTTAAATCATTCTGATAATAAAGTCTTTAGAACATGGCAAGGTAAACTATGACATACGCAGAGCTTAAAACTAACATAGCTAATTATCTAAACAGATCAGATCTAACATCTGAAATAGATATATTTATTGATAATACTGAAGCTGAACTTAACCGCAGACTTAGAGTTGCAGACATGATAAAGCGTGCAACTGCTACTGCTGAAAATCAATATTTATCTTTACCAACTGATTGGTTAGAGGCCATCAATATTGAAATAACATCGAATGATTTTAGACCGCTTATGCAAATGTCTATTGAATCGCTTGATGTTTATAGAAAATCAATTAATAACAAAAATGGTCAACCTATTTACTATGCAATCGTTGACAACACTTTAGAACTTGCACCTATCCCTGATGCAAGTTATACATTACAATTAACCTACTACGGAAAGATTGATGCACTTTCTGATTCTAATACAAGTAATTTTGTATCAACGGGAAACCCAGATCTTTACTTGTACGGAGCATTAAAACACGCATCAATATTTCTAATGGAAGATGAACGAGTACCATTGTTTACTGCTCAGTTTGAAAAAGCCCTAGAAGAAATGCGACTAGAGCAAGAGAAAGCTGAATTTGGTAAGGGTTCTTTGATGCAAAGAAGAAGAACCTATGGAAAAGTTCGTAAGAACATACACTATTGGAATAATAATTAGGAGTAAAAATGGCTGGATTTAGCGATTATTTAGAAGATAAAGTATTAGATCATGTATTTGGCGGTACTGCTTATACTGCACCAACAACATTATATGTGGCTTTATTTACTGTAGCACCAACTGATACTGGTGGCGGTACTGAAGTTTCAGGTGGAGCTTATGCAAGACAAACTGCTACATTCAATGTATCAGGTACATCCCCAACCACAGCAACTAACGCTGCTGCTGTAGAATATCCAACTGCAACTGCAGATTATGGAACAGTTGTAGCTGTAGGCATTATGGATGCCTCAAGTTCTGGTAACTTACTTGCTTATGCAAGTTTGACTGCCTCAAAGGTTGTATCTAGTGGAGATGTATTCAGATTTGATGCTGGCGACTTAGACATTACATTAGCTTAATAACATGGCCCAAGTAGGCTACGGGTTATATAGTTATGGTAAATCCAACTATGGGGATCTTCAGTATCACCTAGCACAAGCCACATCCGCACAAACCTCTTCTATGACTGCTTCAGCAAAGCAGATAGACAGAGGTGTTGCAACCATTGCACAAACAAGCAGTATGACTGCTGTAGGCGTGCAAATTGATCGCGGTGTAGCAACATCTGCACAAACAAGCGGAATGACCTCAACTGGTCATAGAATACATTTAGGAGTAGGTACTTCTGCTCAAACCTCTAGCATGACAGCTACAGGTAAACAAATTGACAGAGGTGTTTCCATTGGGCCAGCAGTTTCAAGCATGACTGCAACTGGTCGATATACACTTACTGTTTCAGCTACCGTAGCGCAAACTTCTAGCATGACTGCGCTTGCAAAACAAATTGACAGAGGTGAGGTGTTAAACTTAATTCAATATAGTAGTTTTTCAGCCAATGGTGGTTTAAAATGGACTGAGCAGGTTGTTACAGACACAACTTGGACTGAATTAGGCAAACAAGAAGCAGCTTAAAGGAAAGATTTATGGCAGATACATTTACAACAAATTTAAACTTAACTAAACCAGAGGTCGGTGCATCAACTAATACTTGGGGTACGAAAATTAATACGGACTTAGATACCGTTGATGGCATTTTCAGTTTATCTGGAACTGCGGTTGACATGGGCCAAGTTGACTTCGGTGGCGCAGTTATTGTTAAAGGGACTAACCCAAGTTTAACAATAGGCGATGGCGACCAAGAAGATGCTAAACTTGTCTTTGATGGCAACGCTCAAGACTTTTATATTGGTCTTGACGATAGTGCAGACGACCTGGTTATTGGTTCGGGATCTACAGTTGGTACAACACCAGCAGTTTCTATTGATGAAAACCAAAAGGCTACTTTCCCAAAAGTTATTACAGCCTCAACTTCAGCAAACATTACACAAGTTGCACTAACCTCAAGCTCTAACTCAATAGCTTGGGATGCAGCAGCAGCAGCTAATGCTTATCATGTGACTACAGAGAACACGACTTTTGCAGCACCAACTAACGCTGTAGAAGGTGCAATTATTTCTGTAGAGATAGCTCAAGGTGGTACAGCTAGAACTATTGCATGGAACACAGTATTTGAATTTGCATCTTCAACAGCTCCTACAATTACAGCTACTGCAAACAAAACTGACATACTGTCATTTCGCTATAATGGCAGCGTGTGGCAAGAAATTGGTAGAGTACAAAACCTAGCACAAACATAATATGGAAACCCTGCAAAGGACAGCTAATCGAGGAAGTATATCAACTGGTTTTGATATTAGTAATTCTTTAAAACTAGAATCTGATAACAACGAATGGCTTTACAGAGCAAGTCCAACCGCAGGTAATAGACAAACCTACACTTTTAGCTTTTGGATTAAAAGAAGTGGTTTGACAGCTGATTCAATAAATGCTTCAGGAACTGCATATGTAATTGGTGCAGGTCAGCATGGAAGAATGTATTTTGGAAATGACTATTTTCAATTTAGATTTGATGATGGGCATGATTGTCGTAATATGACTAGAAAATTTAGAGATACTAATGCCTGGTATCATTTTGTTGTAGCAGTTGATACTACAATAGCATCGCCTTCTTCAAATAGAGTAAAACTTTATGTTAATGGTGAATCATTAGCGGTTGATGATCATGATGGTGGTAGTTTTCCTGACCAAAACGACCAAGGTGCTTTTTTTAGTACAAATTATTTGACAATAGGTACAGCAGCTTTTGGTGGTAGTTATAACGCAGGCGATGGTGATTATGATATGCGAGGTTACTTATCAGAGTTTGTTGCAATAGATGGTCAACAGCTTGATCCTACAAGTTTTGGTGAGTTTGATTCTGATTCAGGAATATGGAAACCCATTGATGTAAGTGGATTAACTTTTGGTAGCGAGGGTTTTTATTTAAAATTTGATGATACATCTTCTTCTGGAAAAGATAGTAGTGGTAATGGTAATAATTTTTCAGATAGTAATTTAAGTGCTGCTGACCATGCTACTGATACACCTACTAATAATTTTTGTACTTTTAATACATTAGTACAGACTGATAATAAACCAACTATCAATGAAGGTGCTATGCATGTTGCAGGTGGTGGGGGTACTTGGAATAACGCTTATGGAAGTCTAGGGGTGCAAAATGGTAAATGGTATTACGAATACAAAGTAACAAATACAGAATTTGGATTTTTTGGAGCAAGTACATTTCCTGATACTAGCGATGATGCAACCTCTTCTCAATTTATGTATGACCAGTCATTTACTATTGGTTATGCAGCAGCACATTATTATCAAAGAATTAATGGTTCGCAAATATCAAATGAAAGCACTGGTTGGGGAACAACCTCTACTAATGATATTTATGGTTTGTTTTTGAATGTTGACGACCAAGAGTTTACAGTTGCTAGAAATGGCTCAGTTCTAAGTGGCACACTTTCACAACCAGTTAGTTTTAATTCTGCATTTAGCGGTCATTTTGTTTTTCCATGTAATGCACAATACGAAGATGATGGTGGTGAGTTTAACTTTGGTGGCTACACTCTGATAAGCAATACAAAGTCTTACAGTGATGCCAATGGACATGGAAATTTTGTTTATTCACCAGTTTTAAGTGGTGTAAATTATTACTCTATTTGCACAAAAAATATTGCGGAGTTCGGATAATGGCTTATACAACTATAGACACACCTGAAAGTTATTTTAATGTTGTGACTTATTCAGGTAATGGCTCTACTCAATCAATAACAGGTGTTGGCTTTCAACCTGATATGGTTTGGCTCAAAAGCAGAAATGCGTCTGGAGATCATGTAATAACTGATTCTAGTAGAGGAACAGGCAAACAAATAATGACAAATGGTAGTAATACTGCTAGTTGGGAAGAAACAGAACAATCAGCAACTAATCGTATTACTTCTTTTGATAGCGATGGATTTACTTTAGGTGCTAATGCAGAGGGCAATACCAATGGTGATACTTATGTTGCTTGGTGTTGGAAAATAAATGGTGGCACAACTGAAACCATAGCAGCAGGTTCAACAAGTTATGACCCATCTGAATCAACTGTGCAAAAGAATTTAACTGCTAATATAACAATATCAGAATATCAAGGTTCAACTAGCTTTGGTTCGTATTCACATGGTTTAGGTGAGATACCTGCTTTTCTTTTAATTAAATCTAAAACGATTGATAGTAATGCACCTATGGTTTATTTGCATAATAAAAGAGGATACGATAATGCAGGATATCTTTCTACAGGTACAGGTGCAGGTGATGCACTATTTGATG